CGGGGGCTCAGAGTCAAGGGGAGGACATGGCTGGAGAAGAACCATCCTGGCTTGAGTGAAAGCAGGATGGAAGCGCTGATCGATCAGGCGCTACCAGTCGTGATGCCTATCACGGGCGGCGAAAAGATGACAGCCGCCATGGTGTGTGACGAACCCAAGGAGATCGCGAAGGCCCAAGCGGCTTCGCAGGGCGAGATGAGGTATGACCCTGGCCGGCGGTGGAGGCTGGCAGGGCATGGTTGCGTGGCAATGGCGGCGACGTCAATGACCTCCGCAATGTGGAACTTCAACCGCTACGTGCGCCCATCGACAGCATATTCGATGGGCATTGACGCCGTAACAGGCGAGCGCTTCGACTTGCCGAAAGGCGTGTTCGAAACGGCCCGGGAGGCAGTAGTCGGTGCGGTAGTGGCCGCACAGGCCGCCGTTAATTCGGCGGTTGACACTGCGCTCCCGATGAGATCCCTCGGTGCTGCACGGCCGGGGGAGGACAGCGCCACATCCCTGGGGGTGACAGGCGTGTGTTCGGGGATCTTCAAGGCGGCGTGGGCCCACAAACGGCTCGCGACCGCCGGGGTGTTACTAGCTGCCGGAGTGGGCTGCTACGCGTGGGCGCGCCATCGCGCCAACGCGTACAAGCCACTGCCGGTGAAGGCGTGAGGGGGACGACCAGTGAGGGTGGAGGCGATATGCGCCGCTCCGAAAGAACTAGAGGAGTTGGCAGCTAAAAACAAGGCCGCAACAACCCCACCCCATTGGCGTCATGAATCTCAGCGAGGCATAGTGCGCTTTGTCCCGCCGATCCCAGGTTTGTATGCGTGCTATACGCACGCCGATTGCGTGTGCAACGAAGTCATCAGCGCGCGCAATCGAGTACAGGGCAGGGTGCCCAGACCGAACAACAAGGGCCTTCGTGCAATCAAGTTGGCCCTCCGTCGCATCGCTGCGCCGATGCACGGAACGAAACAGCTGTCGATGGACCAGTTTGTGGCTTGCTACACTGGTCGACGCCGGGGGAGATATCAAGCGGCCTGTGACAACATCAGGAATAATGGCCACTGTGACATCAACTCCGCCCGGGTCAATGCGTTTGTTAAGGCCGAGAAGTTCAACCCGCACGACAAGGTGAATCCGGATCCCCGGATGATCCAGTGCCGCTCCTATGAATACAACGTGGAGCTGGGTTGCTATCTCAAGCCCATGGAACATCAGCTCTATGGCATCACGGGTCCTACCGGGCTCCGTGCGATTGCCAAGGGGCTGAACATGCTCAAACGCGCGTCATTGCTGAAAGAAAAGATGGCCCAATTCAAGAATCCGGTCGTCTTCAGCATTGACGGGTCCAGGTGGGACAAACACATCGACGTGAAGGTGTTGGATCTCGAGCACGGTTTCTACCAACGGTTGAACTCGGATCCAAGGTTGGCGCAGTTACTCGGGTGGCAACGAAAGAATCGATGCAGAACAGGCCACGGAGTAAAATGGTCGGTGCTGGGGAAGCGAATGAGCGGGGATATGAATACCGCCCTGGGCAACTGCCTTCTGATGGTGGCGATGGTGTATGCCGCCATGAAGGAGTTGTCGGTACGAAAATGGGATCTGCTGGATGACGGCGACGATTGCCTCGTCTTAGTCGAGGAGGAGGACCTCGGAAAAATGGAGTGGGGCCTAGGCCCCACGTTTCTGTCTTTCGGTCAGGAGATCAAGATCGAAAACATCGCAAGGAGGATGGAGGATGTCCGATTTTGCCAGACCAGGCCAGTCCTGGTGCGTGGCAAATGGCTGATGGTCCGGGACTGGGTTAAGGTGCTGAGCACTGCTTGCTGCGGTGTTCGGCACTGGAACGATCCTGCATTGGTTCGACCCATGTTCGCCGGAATTGGGCAATGTGAACTAGCCCTCAGCCAAGGAGTGCCCGTTTTACAAGCCTTTGCTGTAGCTTGCGTGCGAAATTCTCGCGGGGCATGCAAGCCAAAATGGTTCGATCACGAATATCAGCAAGGCAAATACGCTGCGGGGTGGGCACAGGGGGCCGGCCCGGTCGAGATCGACTGGGAGGCCAGGGAATCCTTCACACGCGCCTTCGGGCTATCCGAGCTCCAGCAAGTTGACATCGAGAAGATGCTGGATGCTTGGGAGGTAGACGAAGTAGTTGCGCGCGATGTTCCGCCGGAGCTAGATCACCGGTGGATTCAGGACGTGGACGTCGAAGATCCATTCCTGCAGACGTAGGGGAGGCGCGCGGAAAGTGCCCTTATCCTAGTCGCACAGCCAGTGTAGGCCCCACCCTCGCAAGGGGGTGCACATACAGGGTACCAGCTGGATAACTGCCGCGACAAGAAAGGTTGGTCGCCTCTAGGCGGGCACCGTACGCGAACTCCACGAAATCTGATCCGAGGTACGGCCTTGGGTGGTGCATAAAGAAGCCGAAAGGTCGAGGGCTTGCATCATCA